GTAGGCGAGTACATCGTGGCGCACGGGAGCCGCTCCCCTGTCGGTCTTGGCCAGCGCCCGACGAGAGCGCCGCACGTTGCCCCGCGTGGACAGGTGGACGCCGTAGAGGCCGGTGTCGGTGTCGCGCCCGCGCAACATGGTCGTCGAGACGTGGGGAATCCACGCCACCTCGTGGCCTTCCTCGCGCATCTTGTTGGCCTGCCCGATGGCGCTACGCCAGATCCGCTCGACATCTTGGGCCGTCATGATGGCGATACCGGCGGGCGCGCCCGCCATCTTCTTCGCCTCGAGCTGGATCAACTGGGCCATCTTGACCGGATCGGTTTCGAGCTGGCGGATCTTCTCGGCCGCGAACCCGCGGTCACGGAGCTGCTTGGACATCTCCTCCATGCGACCGAACTTGTGCTCCTCGGCGATCAGGTTCTCGATGAACTTGTCTTGGACCACGTCGATCCAGTCCCCGGTCGGGTTCCAGTAGACCGCGGTGGCGAACTCGCGCCGGGCCTTGAGGTAACGGTTCAACTCGGTCCGGATGGCCCCGTACCCCGGGCCGCCCGCCTTGGCCGAGTAGCCGCGCAACTGGTCGTAGAACCGGGTGTCGGCTTCGATCCGCTTGGTCGAGTAGAGGTGCAGGGCACTCAACTGCTGCTTGAGCTCGGCGAAGGCGGGGTCGATGGAGGCGTCGATGGAGTGCACGCCGTGGCCGCTGAGCCGACGCAGGGCTACTCCCGTCAGTGCCTTGATCTGGCCGAAGTCCTTCTGGTCCACCGCGGACTGGATCGAGTCCATGATCCCGCCCTCGCCGCTGACCGGATCGACGGGGCCGAAGAGGATACGGGCCTGCTTGCCGATGTTGATCGCTACCGTCTTGGGCCGCTGCACCCTGCCCGCGAAGCCCGTCTCGGTGCCGATCTCGTGGCGGTAGGTGCCGTCGAGGTACTCGGCGCGCTCAGCGGCCTTCTGGACGGTTGCACCGAACTTCGCGTTGAGGTCGGCGACCTGGCGGTCCCAGTGCCGGATGTTGTTGACGATCTTGTTGGCCGGGTCCATGGCCGAGACCAGGTCGTCTTGGGCACTGCGCAACTCGGCTGACGCGTCGAGGACGACGGTCGGCTCGCCAGCGGTGTGGCTGATCCCCTGCGTGCCGTCCAGGCGGGTGAAGGCCACGTCGTCCCCGTTGGCCAGAGCCTCGTCGGAGATCCAGCCCCGCGCCCTTTCCATCGCCTCGTACGCGGTGCGGATCTTGATGTCTATCGAGTCGTCGGCCATGATCTGAGGGACCGACTTGCCCTGGGCGCGGGGGTCCGTCTTGGCCACGAGGGCGTCCACCACGGCCTGCTCGTCGGGCTCGAGCGCCCGCATGGCCTCGGCGGCCGGCGCGATGAGGGCCTGCTCGTAGGCGGTGTGCTCGTCGTCGATGTTCAGCATCCCTTTCATCATCGAAGAGAGGGTCTTGCCCATCCCCGTGTGCGAGGTGATCCAGCGGTCCAGGGCGTCGCCGATGGTGGTCGGCACCAGTGAGCCGTCGGGGGTGAGCTCGTGGAGCTGGGCCGGGTCGTAGCCCGGGATGCGGCTGGCCAGGGAGTCGACGTTGCGGCTGAGCACCCAGGACTTGGCTATACCCGGGAGCGAGGCGTCACGTAGTTGCGACGAGGTCATCCCCACCGCGTCCGCGATGGTGGCCACCCGGCTGGCGTCGGCCGCCGCTTCGATGACCCGGCCCGCGGGGGCGAAGGGGGCAACGTCGAGGAAGCTGACGACGGGGTGGCTGAGCACCTCGTCGATGCCCCCCTGGGCGAACTCGCCCGCGGCGTAGACCCCCGGCAGCCACGAGAGGATCGAGCTTCCCCCGTTCACCCCAGAGGCGGCGATCAAGCCCTGCTTGACATTGCCCTGGGCGATGTCCATGAGGGGGGTGATCCACGTCGACGGCTTGGTGATGGCGTTCTTGACGGTGTCGTAGAGGTTCGAAACCAGGTGGTTGGGCGCGAGGCCGGTGAAGATGGAGCGCAGATCGTTGACCGTGTTGCCCAAGATGTTGGTCGGGTTCGGCTTGTCGCCGGGGACCGGGGTCACGTTGTTGGGGTTCTGAGCGGCCAAGATGGCCCGAGTCGCCTCGGCGTTGGACATCGGCGTCTCGCCCGAGACCAGGCGCGCCGAGTCCATCTGGTAGATCGGGTACCACGAGCTCTTCGAGATGCCCTGGCTCTGCGCCCACGCGACGCGCTTGTTCCAGTCGGTCGTGAACCCCTGCACATTCGAGGTCTCGACCATTACGGACTCGCTGGGTTGCTCGAATCGCTCGGGACCGAAGTCGAGCTCGACGCCGCCTTGGTGGCACTGGGCACGGTCGGAGCGGTCGTCGTCGAGCCCGATCCCTTGACCGGGGTGGCCGGCACACCGATGTTTTTGAGGATCGTCTGGAGCCACTGCGGCGTATTGGCGGTCGTGAGGCCCAGAGCCGACGCCCCGTATTCGGGGTTCGAGGCCCGGTAAGCGGTCTCGGAGGCCAGCTCGTTCAGCAGGGACGAATAGGGTGCTGAGGCGAGGGTTTCGGCTTCGGCGGTGCCCATGTTGCCGATGGCACCGGCCATACCGAGCGCCCCAGCGGATTGCGCGTTGGCCTCGGCCTGCTGGGACTGGGTCAGGGCGCCGGCCATGGGGTCGGCTGGGACGTTGGAGATGGCGTTCGACGCTGCCCCGGTCACGCTGGCGGGCAGACCGGGGGCATACTGCTTCAAGAGGTTCCCCAGATTGGTCTGTGCGGCCGTCTGAGCCTGCCCAGCGAGCGTTGTGCCCTCCTGGCCCGAGGTGAGGCTTTCGAGCTGCTGGACCTGCGCTAGGTACTCCTGAGCCAACTGCTGGGTCAGCTCGGTAAAGGGGGAGGTGGCCGCCGTCTCGGGACTCGGGAGCTTGGTGCTGTCGGTCTTATCCTTGGACTTGGGCTTCTTCGTGTCCTCGGGCGTCTGTTTGACGATGTCCTTCTCCACCCCCTTGAGCGCCCCCGGATCGGAGCCCGCGGATAGGCTGGCCAATCCCACGCCCGGGTCGATGCCGCTCAGGGCAAGGGCGCGGGCACCGGGGGTCAGCTTGCCCAGCGTGCCCTCGTATGCGCTCTTACCGGCTCCGGCGAGCGCGTGGGCAATCGGGTCGACCAATGCACCCAGACCGCCAGCGCCCCAGATCAGATTGCCGCCGCCGGCCGCCGGCTGTGCCTCGGCCTTCTTGAGCTCGTCCTTCCCAGTCTTGGTCTTCATCAACATCTTGATGTCTGAGTCGGGCACCGACGATGAGATGCCGAGCTTCTCTCGAATCGCTCGGATGTCGTCGTCAGCCATCAGGTCCCCGTGCTCATGATGCTAGAGAGGTTGACGCCGCCCTGCATGCCTGCGTTGAGGAGGGTCGAACCGGGGATGAGGACGCCCGCCGTGCCCTCGGCGCTGCCCAACGCCCCCGTCTGGGAGGTCTGCTGGTTGAGGTACTGGGTGTAGAGCTGCTCGAGGTTGTCGCTCGAGAGGCCCAACGCCGAGGCGCCCTGGGCAAACTGGGACTGGAGTTGTTGAACGGAGAGCCCATTGGCGGCTGCGGCGAGTTGGAGATTCTGCTCGGAGCGGGCGATGTCACCGGCCGAGTACTGATAGCCGGCGACCTCTGAGCCCTGGCCGAGCTCGGCGTTCTGCTGGGCGCGGGCGATGTCCTCTTGCTGCCAGCCGTACTGCTGCTGCTGGGTGGAGACCGCCTGCTTCTGGCCCTGGGTGTTGAGCGTGCCGCCGATGGCGCCCGAGGACGAGAGTTGCTGCATGGCGTTCTGGTTCTGGAGGGCGGCCTCGGCCTGCTGCTCGGGGTACTGGGTCATCTGACCGCCGTACTGGGCCTGCTCGTAGGCCTGCTGGAGGTTGGTCATGTTGAGCTGGGCGGCGTTGCCCTGCTGTTGGAGCGTGTTCTGACCCGCGGTCAGTGCCGCTCCGGTGAGGTTCTGGTTGTACTGGTCGGCCAGGTAGATGGCGGCGTTCTGAGCCGTGGGATCGGTCAGTCCGACCTCGGAGAGGAGCTGCTCCATGGTCAGGCTGGAGCCGGCAATCCCCGCCGCCGAGCTGCCGTAGATGGCGGCGGTGGCGGAGGTCGGCTGGCCCTGGGCGTTGTAACCCTTCACGCCCTCGTTGTTGACCGACTGGGAGTTGTTGTAGAGCTGAGTCAGGTAGTTGGTGCCGCCCGCCTTGGCCGCCGCGGACAGGGCGTTGTCGGCTGCCGTCGGCGCGTTGGGGTTCGCCTCGCCGGTCTTTTGGTATCCCGAGTAGGGCATTACCAGTCACTCCCCCCATACGATCCAATGGCCCAAGGTGGCCAACTGCCCTGGCCGGTCGAGAAGGTGCCGGCCTGGTCCTGGAAGGTGCCGGTGATCTGGATCATGTCGTTGAGCTTCTGCTCGTAGAAGGCGAAGGCGTCCTGCCAGTCGGGCTCCTTGTCCTTGCGCTTGCACAGGTAGATGGCGTACTCGACCGCCAGATCCTCCCAGCCCGGGATGGTGTCGAGCTGGTCGGTGTCCGCGACGGCGGGGACGACCTGGCGGTAGTAGAAGACGTTGAGCACGCCGGATTGCGCAGGCACGGGGAAGAGCCGCAACTGGAGGTTCGACGGCGAGGTGGTCGTCGAGCCCGGGTTCCACCAGGTGGTGTAGATCTCGGGCCACGCTGCCGGGAAGCTCTGGTACGTGCCCCACGCCTGGTCGGACTCCTGCCAGCCCATCCAGGTCAGCGGGTAGGTGAAGGTGCCCGTGGAGGGGACGAACTCGACCCGGTACAGCTCGTACATGTCGGTCGGCCCCGAGTAGTTCTGGATGTTGGGGAAGACCGCCACCTGGACCTGGTTGCGCAGCACCATGGCGCGCCGCGCGATGTCGGCACAGCCCTGGTTGAGCCAGTTGGTGATCTGGAGGTTGGTCCAGAACTGGGGACTGGCCTCGTCGATCAGGTCGCGGACCGCTGAGATCGCGTTGCCCAAGGTCATGGTCCCGGCGACTACAGGCATGGGCGCATTTTACTCACGTGAAGCTCACTCCAGCGACGACATCGAGAGTGATATTGGTGGCACCGAAGTAGACGTTGCCCCCGGTGGAGACCAGGCCGTTCCCGTGCGGCCCCGATCCGGCCGTGAGCACTAGACCTCCCGAGCCATTCTGGATGACGTTGGTGAAGTCGGCGGCGGTGAACTGGAAGCTCGCGCCCGAGCTGATGGTCATCCCCGAGGTTTGATAGATGGCCTCGTCGGACTCATCGAAGGCCAACGCCTGGATCGTCGCGGCTATGCCGATGTCGGGGCCGGTCCATGTCGGGGCGTCGATCTCCGGTAGGACGCACGCAGAGTCACCGGAGAAGATGTCCCACAGCCATGAACTGGCGAGGCTGTAATACACATTGGTGAGACGGGAACCATCATTGGACAGGACCGGCCACGTCGACTGGAACAGGACGCCGCCGCCCCAGGACAACGGCCCGAACACGATCCCGTAGGGAGACGGAGTCCCAAAGTCGACCGCGTCGGGTCCCGCGGTCATGACGAAGAAGTCGGCGCTGATACCGCTCCCCCCGCCCGTGGCGTTGATCGTGATGCCCTGGCCCATGTCGACCCCGTTGGCCGGGTCGGTGGTGATGTTGGTGCCGGCGTTGATCTTGCGGACGATGCCCTCGTTGGCCCACTGCTCGATGATGCGCCCGTCGGTGCCGCTGATCGAGTTGGACTTGCCCTTGCCCGTGATGAGGAGCTTCTGGTGGTTCGGCTGGGGGGTGGTCATCAGTTGTCCGAGGGGTTCATGGCCCGGGTCTTGAAGCCGATGTCGAGCGAGTGGACGATGGGGGCCGAGTTGGTCGTGGTGTTGCCGCCCTTGAGGGTGATGTCGATGTCTTGGAGCCCGAGCGTCGCCTCGCCGCAGTTGAAGCGGTAGGTGTAGGGCACGGTGCCGATGGTGCCGGTGACGCTGAACACTTCGCCGTTGATGGTGATCGAGAAGGTGGCCGCTCCACTGTTCGAGGGGTCCGAGATGCGCACATTGGCCTGGAGCACGTCGACGACGCGCTGGGCGGCGGGGACCACGTGGATGGGCAGCGAGGTCCACTGGTAGTTGGGCGCGGGCACCGCGTTGTCGAAGAGGTACCACCAGTTGCGGGTGAGGCCCGGTGCGGTCCCAAAGCGCAGCGGTGCCGCGTACATCTGGTTGCCGAAGCGGCCCGGCGAGAACCACCACATGGTGTGCCCAGTCACCGTTGCGGTCCCGTTGGTGTCGTTGGGGTAGAGCACCCACCAGCCCCCGGTGTCGGGGTTGAAGAGGTAGTTGTTCGAGAAGAGCACCCAGTCCTGCCAGTGCTGGACGTAGAAGCCGTAGTTGTTCGACTCCATCCCGGTCGGGGTCGTGGCGTCGTAGAAGTCGTCGCGCAGTTGTGGGCTGATCTTGTTGGACACGTTGCCGCCGTCCCACACCCACGCGCCGCGTTTCTCCGAGCAGTAGACCAGGCCGTTCTCGCCGGGATCGGCGCGGCCCACGAAGTCGCCGGTCGGCTGGATGCCGGGCTCCTCGATGACCGAGGTGGGCTCGAAGATGTCGCCGTAGAGCTGGATGCCGCCCCCGTACTTCTTGATGAGCATGAGCTGGCCCACGGACACGTCCCCCCAGGCGCCATAGCCCCACGGCCACTCCGAGCCGAGGATCGTCATCTGGTCGCCGTAGTCGCTCGACTGGGGTGGGTCGGTGAAGTTGATGTTCTCGTTGGTGTTGATACCTCCGCCCGCGGGCCAGGGGTAGTCGATGCCGGCGAGGACCAAGATGCGGTTGCCGTAGGCGATGACCTGCCCCGTTACCGAGGACATCCCGACGATGAGGTCTTGGACGGCGAAGGTCGTGGGGGCGAGGATGGGCGGGTAGACGTAGAGATGGCCGTTGGTGCCGTTGGCGTCGGTGGTCACGGCTCCCGGGAAGACGAGGACCGGCGGGGGGTTGCCCGTCCCGCCGACGTTCATACGCGTCCAGGTCGGGTACGGCGCCCCGAAGTAGCCGGCGACGCTGCCCGAGTTCGACGCGAGGATCTGGTTCAATCCCCCCGGCCCGAGTGCCCACACGTCGGAGTAGGCGCTGACGTAGTGCGTCGTCCCGTCGTCGGCCTCCCAGATGATGATGAGCTCGTCGTTCACGTCGTCGAGCCCGGGGTTGACGATGAAGCCGGTGATGAAGGCCTCGCTCGCCGCGCCGGGCAGGCCGGTCGGGTAGACGCCTGTGGTGGTCAGGGCGGGCAGAGGACCGAGGGCGCCGTTGGAGAGCGAGGCGCAGCAGAAGGTGGCGTTGGCGTCGGCCGCCCCCAAGGGCGCGGAGAACTTCGGGTCGGCCGTCGAGATGAAGGAGTTGTCGTAGCAGCCCGGGCTGAAGTCGTCGATGTGCAGCCAGTCGGTGACCGAGCGGGGGTCCGAGCCCGGGTCGCCCTTGATGATCTGGTTCGCCACGATCAGATGCTAGGCGAGCAGGTCGCGGATGAGGGCGACCTTGACCCGTCCCACCTCGATGTCCCGGCGGATGTCGGCTACGAGAAGACGGTCGGCCAGGGTCTCGGACGTTGCCACCTTGTCACGTGCCGAGACGGACTGAGAGGAATCGCAGCTGTTATAGCTATGCCAGTACCGGCGCTCACGGTCAGCGTTTGCTCCGGCCAAAGAGATGAGGTTGGCAACCAGAAGATCCGATTCGGTGACCAAGACAGTGAGGAGCTCATCGCGCGTCGCGGTCCCGAGCTGCGCCGTGTTCACCCGAGTGGCGGTTGGACGCTGTCCTCGGTGGCCCCGGGGATGTCGCCATCGCCCTCCTCCTTGTCGCGCAACAACGCTTCGATGCGGTCCGCGTTCATCTGCTGTTGACGCTGGAGCTTCTCGAGCTCGGTGCGCACGTCGGTCATGCCGGTGACCTCGGTGTCGTAGCGGTACGGCGAGGCTTCGGGCTCGTAGATGGGGAAGCGGATCTCCTGGCCGTCGAGGGTGGTGACCTTGATCTTGGGCACGATGGTGTCGTTGGGGTTCTCGTTGGGGTACAGGTTGCGCTCGGGATCGTTGCGGTCCCGGGGGATGTCGCGGAACTTGACCGTGTTGATCTTGGTCAAGAGGCCCTCGTAGATCCCGTAGTGCACGGCCAGGCGACGCAGCTCGTTGTAACGCTCGGGCACGACACCGGGACGGTTCTGGCCCGGCACGGTGAACTGGTTGGTCACACCCCAGGCCGAGCGCGGGTCGCCGAGATAGACGATGCACACCTCCAAGGGAACGACGGCGTGCTTGCCCTGGATGGGGAGCACCCACTCCTGCTTGGCGTAGCGCCACACGATCTCGCGCTTGGAGAGGTTGTAGACGAACAACCGCTCGGAGAGGTCGTTGAAGGTGATGTCGGGGTCGGAGAAGACCGTCGGCGCGACGTTGACCTGGATCTTGCTCGGGGCAGTGAGCGGTGACATGGGACTCCTAGGTGAGCTTGATGAAGGCCAGGCAGTAGCCCGTGCCCGACGACACCGTGAGGGCCTGGAGCACGAAGCCGACCGTCTCGCCCTGGGTTCCACCGACACCACCGGAGTCGTGCAGCGCACCGGCCACCGAGGTGGACTGGACCAGCGCGTGACCGACCGTGGTCGTGCCGTCGACGATGACGCCCGCGATGCCCCAGTTGCGCACCTGGACCAGCGAGGCGTTGGTCGTGGTGCCGACGACCGAGACCGGGTTGCCCGCCACCGTGGTGCCGGTGATGATGCCGATCAGGTTGCCCTGGGCCGTCGTGGTCGAGAGCGCGACGGTCGGGTAGTCCGGTGAGCCCGTGGCCGCCGAGGTCGCCCCGTTCCAACCCTGGAGGTAGACGCACTGGCCGACACCCGCCCCGGGCGTGCTCAGGTTGGTGGCGATGGTCGCCGGCACAGCCGAGACCAGCGACGCGATGGTGATGTTGGGGTCGAGCCCGTACCACTCGTCGCGCTGGGGGGTGAGGCGAACACCAGGAGGGATGTTGGCGTACCCCGGGTTTGTGATTACTGGATCGGCCATTGTCTATCTCTCCTATGCGGCGAGGGCGGTGAACTTAGCTTGGCGCTGCGGGTTGGAGCAGATCAACTGGCAGTACAGCTTCATGATCGCCGTCATGGCGTCTTGGTTCGGGGGCTTGACGAAGTCCTCGATCACGAAGTTGCCACCGCGGCCGACGATGAAGGTGAAGTACTCCTCGTTCAAGAAGAACAGGTTGCCCTCGGTCCCCGTCGTCGGGATGTGGTCGTCGACGAGCCAGGGCACGTTGTTGAAGACCAGGTGGTCGAAGCCCGCCGCGGCGAACTGCTGGTCCCGCATACCCGGGGCGGTCGGGAACTGCTGGATCGTGACGTTGAGGTTCTGGTAGCGGATGTAGTTGGCCCGCGTCCCGATGATCAGCGTCGGTGCCCGGCCACCCGTCGTCGCCGAACCGAACAGGTTGTTCAGCGCATTGAGTGACATGGTCGTCGTGGTCGTGTCCTCTTGGGAGTTGAGCCAGGTGTTCGACGACCGGGTCAGGCCGGCGTAGGTGGGAGCCACGGTACCGTTGTCCACGGCGGCCAAGAGGCCCACCATGGACTTGGCGTTGGTGCCGTCGGACCAGAAGCCGTAGGCCAGGTTGTCGAGCCAGTTCAGCTTGGACATCTCGAACTGGGCCGTCAGGTAGTCCATCGCCTTCTCGTCGGACTCGGCCTGGTTGAGCGTCAGGCCGTCGACGGTGACGTTGTCGTAGAGCTGCGCCCAGGGGAGCGAGCCGTCTTGGACCACGTCGAAGGGGATGGTCTGGAGGATCTCGGGACCTGAGTACCAACCACCCGAACCGGGCTTGGCGTACATCCACGGGATCTCGATCCACAGACCGCCCTTGATGACCAGCTTGTTGCGGGCCTTGAAGCGGAAGGTCAGCGGCGAGGACGTGAACACCACATCGGTGATGTACGGCATGATGTAGCGGTTGGACAACGAGGTGAGGGTGTTTGTACCCCAAATCGGCGTGGCCATCTGTCTGCCTCTCCTAGCCTGTCAGGTCTGGGTCGTTGCGTACCGCGTTGAGCATGTTGTCCAACAACTCGTCACGGGTCTTGGCGACCTTTGTTTCTCTGGTCCTCGGTACTGATCCACCCGAAGGGCTCAGGGCAGACTGCTTGCCCTTCCGGTCCGACTTGGCCGACACCTTAGCGTCAGGCGCAAGAGCAACGAGGGACCGCAGGCCCGGATCGGACCACAGCGTCATCTCCATGCCCCGGTCGAAGGCGGCGGTGAGCGAGCCCTCGGAGCGCTCGAGCCCCTCGATGATGTTGGCCCGGCCCGTGGCGTCGGCCACCTTGGCCACCTGCTCTTCGGTCAAGTCGGGGTAGCGGCCCTTGAACGAGGACACGGCTGAGCGGAAGGAGTCGACCACCTGGGCGCGACGGTCCTGCTCGCTGCGCTGGTTGTTCTGGGCCTGGAGCTTGGCCGTCTCCGCCTTGGCCGACTGGACCTCTTCGTACAACCTGACCGCGGTCGGGTCGTCGGGGTCGATCCAGCTCGGTAAGACGTTGGCCGGCTCGGGTTCCTTGAGGGCGGCGGCCACCCGGGTCGAAGTCTCGGGCTCGTTCTTGAGCTTGTCGTTGAGGGCGAGGAGTGCCCTGACCTCGTCGACGGGAAGGAACCGGCCCTCGAACTCGATGGTCCCGGGAGGGGCCAGGACCGGCTCGGGCTCTGGTTCGGCCAGGTCGTTGCCGTGCTCGTCGACGCCGAGGGACGCCTTGACCTCTTCTTCTTCGACTTCTTCTTCGGGCGTCCCCTCGTCGCGGATCTCGTTGAGAGCGTCGACTTCGCTCATCTCGGACGGGAAGGTCTGGGCAGTGTCCGTCATTGTCATCCGTTCGCCTGCGCCACCATCTGGCGCAGTTGTTCAGGGTCGGGTTGGGGGATGCCCGAGGTTGCGCCGGCTCCCGGCGGGGTCGGGGGCAACTGGCCTCCGGTGAGCGAGGGCATGGCGGGATTGGCTGCGCCAGCGCCCGGGGGACCTGCACCGGCTCCGGCGGGCGTCCCCGCGGGACCGGCTCCCGGGGCTGCCCCGCCCCCTGGAGGTGTGGGCGCGCCGCCGCGGGCCATCTGGGTGACGACGCCCAAGAGCTTGGTCAACTGGCCCTGGAGGGGGCCGGCTGCTTCGGGGCGCGTCAGAGCGCGGGTGATCGCCTGGGCGGCGTCTTGGAGATCGTCTCCCATGGACGCGGGGGCATTGGCCTTGGCCATCAGCGGCGCTTGCTCGACCGCTTGGTCTTGCGGGCCTGGTTGCGCAGCGCCATGGCGCGGGGCCAGTCGAAACGGTTGACCGCCATCAGCGACCCCTCGACCGTGACTGCATGCGGTTCGACGTGCGCCGGGCCGCGCGCGACATGGGGCGCGCCATGTACGGACCAGCGGCCGGCCGGACGCCGGGGTACTGGCCCGAGCCCTCCGGATACGCCTTGCCCGCCATCAGCGGCGACGCCCTCGGTGGTGCCCGTGCTTGGCCGCGATGCGCGCCACGCTGCGGGAGTGCACACGCCGCGCCTTGTGGAGCGCCACTAGAGCAGCTCCTCGGTCTGGGGCGGGCTCTGCATCAGCCGATCCTCGAACGTCTCTGCACCGTAGGACCCACGGGTGAAGCCCTGGACCTCGATCTTGACGTTGCCGCCGCCCTGGGGCAGGACAGCTCCGTTCTTGATGCGCTGGACGCTGCCGTCGTTTGCCATCTTCTTCTCCTTGGTTGGTGCTGGCGCGGGGGAGGGTTGGGGTTCCCCCGCGCCAGCGTTGCACAGTCAGACCGAACGGGCCGGTCTGAGTACATCTATGGGACCGGGCTAGACGCCCGGCTTCCTAGCGCTTGTGACCGCGCTTGCTGTGACGCTTTCCATGACGTGCCATGGAGCTACCTCCTTTCTTTCTGGAGGGCGACTTCCGCGTTCCCTGGAGGCTAGCCGATTCCTTTTTGCCGGTGACGGATGAGCGGCCGTGTGCCCAGGCTTCGGCGATGTCGGGGTGCGTAGCCCACAGGTAGCGGCGCTGGTTCTCCGACTTGAACGGCACCTCACATGCGCCTTTTGAGCGAGCGGCGCATGCCGTGCTTGCGCATCTGGTGGTGGCTGCCCGGGCGGTTCCTGGCCCGACGTGCGGCCAACCGCCGGTTCATCACTCGTCGACGCTGCCGTCCACGTCGTCGCCGAAGCAGTCCTCGCCGTAGCAGGGCGCACTCGACGAGCGCAGGTTGCGGTTCATGTCGACCGACGATCCGCTCCGCACGATGTTGCCGTCGTGGCCCTGGCTCATCACCGAGGACGGCAGACGGGCGGGGGAGAGATCGGGGTTGGGGTTCGACACCGGGTTGTAAGCCATGTCGGGATGCTACTCCTCGCTAGTGTTCGTGCCCAGTACCCTTGCCGTGAGGCTGCCTGCCGGCCTGGGCTTGCGCCTCGGCTTCGGCCTCGGCCGCCGCGTTCATGCGGGCGTCGATGGCCTGCCAGTGCGGGATGCGGTGGATCTCGAGGACGGCCTGGCGGTCGACCATCTCCATCTGGGCCAGGGCGTCGACCTCGGCGATGCGGGCCTGGCGGCTGGTCGGGTTCGACGATCCCGCGTTGACGACGAGGGCGAACTTGAGGGGCTCGGCCCCTTCCTTGGTTGGGGTGTAGAAGTGCCGCGCCGCGAGGCGGATGGCGGTCTGCTCGCCGTCTTGTTGGCCGACGATGGCGACCACCCGGGGCACGTCGTAGTTCAAGATGAGCAGGTGGCAGAGCAACTGGCCGAGCTTGGACATGGTCAGCTCGAGGTTGCGCAACGACGAGCGGATGGAGACGAAGCCCGACTCCTGCACGGCCTGGGTGGTCTGTTGGGCCTGGCGGCCACTGGGTTGTTGACCCTTGGAGACGCCCGAGAGCCCGGCGATGTTCTCCATGCGGCCGATGGAGAACTCGATCAGGTTGGGGATGTCGGTCGTCATCGGCGGGGGGGAGAGCCAGTCGGGCTTGACGTTGGCGCCCGAGAGATCCTTCTTCATGGTCAGGCGTTGGCCCGGCTTGTTGACGATGGCCGTCCTGGCCAGGCCCGAGTTCTCGTAGTCCATGAAGATCGGGTTGGAGGTCAACAGCACGTTCGACGCCGCCGCAGAGAGCAACTGGTTGATGAAGAGCTGGAGCGGGGCCAGGTGCGCGACGAGGGGTGTGGACCAGAACTCGCCGATCTCGTCGTCGACGTAGCGCACGTAGGGGTGGATGTCGAGCTCCCAGAGGTTCTCGGCCGTCTCGTCCAAGAGGACCACCTCGCCGGTGAAGACGACCACCCGCCAGCCGTCGGAGACCACCGGCTCGGGGCTGGGGTGGTTAGGATCGGTGGCATCCTTCTCGGTCAGGACGTTCTCATGGATCCACATCTCGTAGACGTTGACGCCGGATTGGAGGACATTGCGGATGTTGGTGCCCTCGCCCGGGTTGCCGACGCTTACCGGGCCTTGGCCCAGGTTGATGGGGATGCCGTCGCGGACGTAGCGCGGAAAGTCCGAGCGTTGTGGGTTGCGCTCGCGCTCTTGACGATCTCCTTGGATGACACCCTCTTCGATGCGCTTGATGTCGACGTTCGGGAAGCGGCGTTCGATCTCATCGAGTGACCACTTGTGGACCTCGATGAGGTACTGCGCGTCGTCCATGCACGAGGCGTTGGGATCGGGATAGAAGGACCAGGGATCGACCCGTGACATGGTGATGTTGCCCAGTCCCTCGTCGAGACCCGAGTCCCAGCCCGCCTTCATGATCCCGGCCCCGTAGATGGGCGAGTCCCACAGCACCTTGGCGATCTCTGAGTACCAGCCCTGCACCTTGAAGTTGGTGCCCAACAACATCTCGAGCTGCTCGCCGAGCTTGACCTCGTAGTCGTAGAAGTCTTGGAAAGGCTCGGCCGCGGGGTCGATGGTGAAGTGGGTCTCCTGGTCGGTCATCCACGCCACGCGGGCGCGCAGAATAGGGTAGATCTCTGAATCGCGGGGGTCGTCGGGGGAGCGGCCCCAGCGGTTCATCGCGAGGAGGTAGTTCTTGCGCCACGTCTCGGTGCGCTGCTGGCGGCCCCGCTTGGCCTGCTGGTACAGCTCGTAGAGGCGGCCCGTCAGCTCGTGGTCGGGCGAGTCCGGCGCCGTCTCGATCTGCATCATGGTCGAGGTCATGACGCGTCCTTGGTCCGACCGGCGTACTCGGCCTTCTCGTCGGTGGTGACACCGGCCGCCTCGTGGTCGTGGATGTCGGTGAGCTGATAGTCCACCGTCATGCCGAGGCGTTCGCTCTGGTCGTCCGATGCCTTCTTGGCCAGCTCGGCGGCTTGGCGGCGCGATGAGATGACCTGACCGAAGGCGGGGTTGTAGTGGTCGTGGAGGACCGAGCCGTTGGTCCAGGTCCACATCCGCTTGGCCACTCGGGTGCAGGAGGGGCAGACGATGTCGTCGCCGCGGCGCTGGCTATGGATCTCGCCGTCGAGCTGGCACCAGTAGGCGAAGATGGTCACCGGCGTGTCGAGGATCGCTTGGTCTTGCGCCCAGAGTGGCGCCACTTCTTGGCGTTGCGCGCGAAGTTGGCCCTCTTCTTCTCCTTCGCCGAGGCGTTGGGATTGGCGAGGACGGACTTGGCGTGGGCCTGGACCGACTGCCCCGCCTTCTTGGACGAGGCGGTGAACTTGCCCCGGTTCGATTCCTTGATGTGGATCGCCATCACCCCTCCAGTTCGTGGTACTGGCCGGCCATGGCGTCCAACGCTACCGCGTCATAGTTCTCCGACGGCGCTCCCGCCTGGTCCCGGGCCAGGTTGGACATACCATAGATGGCCTCGTAGTTGACCGGGTCCATGGTGATGGTCGTCACCAGGGCGATCATGAGCGCCATGACCCGGTCGTCGAAGCCGTCGTTGGAGGCCGGTCCCATCTCTATCCCGTCGATGTTGATGTACTCGCGCATCTCGTGGTAGGTGCCGTTGTCGTGGATGGTGAGCTGGCGCTTGGACACGTAGTGGATCAACTGGCCCATGCCCCAGCCCTTGGACTTCGAGTTGGTCGACCAGCCGTAGACGTTGCCCCGCTTGTGCAGGGGTCGGTCCGGGAGTTGCCAGCGCCAGAGGTTGGGGACGTGGAGGTGCTGCAGCACCCCGATCACGCCCAGTCCCCCACCCTCCATCTCGCAGTTGACCAGGGCTTCTGAGTACCAGGCGGCCAGGTTGGCGATGTGCTCGGCGAAGTCGTTGTGCGTGGCCCAGCCCCGCCACACCGCCACCTGCTCGAGGTTGTCGCGCCGGATGACCTGGATGCAGCACGGGTCCCCGTCGAGCGAACGGGCCGGGTCGGCGGCCACGACGTACTCGATCTTGGTCCTCGGGTTGGGCTTCTTGAACACGGTCAGCTCGCCGGTGCGGTCCTCGAAGAAGCGCAGCGTCCCGTTGGCGTTCATCAACCGGCCCCGCGAGGCACCGATGATCTGTTGGCCGACGGCGGTCCCGGGCGGTTGGTAGCAGTCGGCCAGGGCTTCGAGGTCGAAGACGTTGCGCCCAGTGGACAAGAAGGCCACGTCGGGGCTGACCGGGTACTCCTCGTCGAACTTCTCCTCGGTCCAGTTGTTGGTGCGGATCTTGCGGCGCCGCCAGGCCAACTGGTCGAGCGTCAGGCCGTAGCGTTCCTGGAGGACCAGTTCTTTGGAGGTGAGCATCCGGTTGGTCAGGTTGTGGCGCTTGACCGTGTACTCGGGGTGCTTCCACCAGGCGAAGAACATGGGCACGTAGTCCGACTCGCCGCGTTCGGCCGCCATCCAGGTCTCGTAGAAGAACCCCCCCACCCCGTTGGCCGTCGATTCGAGAACGATGATCGAGCCCGGCTGCATCGGCACCGCCTCGTTGAGCGGGGGCATCAGCTCGTCCGCGTTCTCCCAGAACGCGACCTCCGAACCGTGGACGGCCTGGATGGTCGAGCCTCGCCCGACGTGCTCGCCCTTGGCCGTGGCCACCCGGAAGTTGCTCAGCGTCTCGGCCCACGACAGCCGGCGGATCGAAGCCCGGGTCGTGGTGAAGGCGGCCTTGAAGGGCCAGGTGTCCCACATGAGCTTGGCCATCTCGAAGATGGTCTCGGAGCCCTCGCGGTCCTTGGAGAGCACCAGGGCATTGGTGCCCGGGAAGATGAAGCACACGCTGAAGAGCAGTCCCTCGGTCACCGTCGAGAGCCCCATCTGGCGGCCTTTCAAGATGATGATGCGGATGGGGCGACCCGCGTTGTACTGGCGCTCGACCTCGCGGATAAAGAGCATCTGCGCCCAGTTGGGCTCGAAGCGCGACAGCTTGGCGTCCTTGTCCTTGATGGTCAGGCGCTTGAGCCAGGGGAGGAGGACCAGCTTTCTCTTAGGTTTGACGGCCACGCTTCACATACCCGCACAATCGACAGTGCTGTTGAGTCACCGAGTCGGCAACGTACTCATGGACGTGTGGGACTTTCTGGCGTTCGTCCATTACTCGCCTATGTCGTCAGACGGTACGACCTGGGCGCGCTCGTCCTCATACGCCTGGGCGTCCTCTTCGAGGGTCTGCTCGTCGATCTCGATGTCGGCCACGAGGTCGGCGAAGGCGGCCCGGGCCATGGTGACCTCTTCGGGGGTCTGGCGGGCGGAGATCGACATGGCCTTGGACTGGACCTGCATGGCGGCGCGCAGCGAAATCTCCGGGGACCCGGACTGGATGAGGCTGAGCAGCTTCTCATAGGCCAGCCAGGTCAAGAAGCTGTGCGCCTCGGAGAGCTCGGCCGTGCCGTAGGACTCGCGGCGCAGGTTGCGTGCCACGGCCTTGATGGGGCCGGGGTCGAGGTCGAAGGCGTTGGCGATGGCGGTCGGCGGGACGCCCACACGGATGAGCCGGCGCACGATCTCGACCAGGTGCAGCGGGTCGAGGGCGGCGAGGAGAGGCGGGTCGGGCTTCTTCTTAGTCACCGGCGGGCTTCTCGATGTGGACGAGGAGTTGCATGGGGATCTCTTCGAGCACGCGGTAGATCTCGGCGCGGTCGCTCCAGTCGACGATGAGGGTGAGCACGATCTCGTTTTGCTTGTTGGTCTTCATGCCGGCGTCGGGGACGGTGCCGATGAAGGTGGCGACGGTGGCCGACTTGTACGCCTTCTCGAGCGTGCGCCGGGTCGACTCCTCCAAGGCGGCGGCGAGCAGCTCGCGTTCACGCTGCGATGCCGCGGTATCCTCTAGCTCGAACTCTCCGGCAGCGGATAGGAACGTATCGACGAGATCATCTCCCTCTCGTCGTCCTCCGTCGCCTCCCTCAGGTAATGCTCGCGGATGTGTTCGGGCATATCGTCCAAAGAGTTCTCGTCCCTCGGCAGCGTCTCGCTCTCGTTCGGCTCGGTCGATAACGGCTCGCTCGAAGCTAGAGAGTCCCGGTAGCCGAGGATCAAGGTCAGCGTCGCCTCGCGCCACTCCTTGGCCATCGACTCGTTCGCCTTGGTCTGGGTCTTGACCATCTCGGTCGTGCTCCATTGGTTCCATCCCATCATCACGAGGGCCACCAGCGCTAAGGCAGAGAGGCAGGTGTAGGCGGCGATCACAGCCCGACGCGCAGCTTGTTGAGCCGGTCCTCCATCTCGTTGACGAAGGCGCGCAGGTCCCCCATCAAGAGCGTCGCCGAGGCGTGGAACTCTTTGATCTTGTCCTGGTAGATCTTGACCGGGTCATTGGGGGTAAGGGCCCGGTTGGTGGTGACCCGGTTGCCCTGGGTCACCGAGTCGTCGATGGTGGCGACGGAGCGGGGTACGGGATCTGGGGCTGGTTTAGTGGCCACGGCTTCTCCTTAGACAAAGTGGACGGTCACCGCGAGGGACGAGCCGCTGACGAGGTAGAGGTTGGACGGCACCGCGGCGTTGGTCCAGTTGAGGTAGGAGGGCGAGACGGGGCTGATGGTGATGCCCGTATCCCCGAGCACCGTGCGGGCGCTCAGCGTCGTAATGGTCGGCGTCGGGATGATCCACACCCCGAGGCTCGTGGCCGGCACGGCGATGGTGATCGACCCGTTGAAGGTGTACGAGGCGACGGCCACCTCGGCGCCGAAGTCGATGGCGAAGGGACCGAGCTGGGAGAAGCCCCCGCCCGGTGTCCCGGTCTGGGTGCCGATGACGTTGAAGAAGCCGTTGGTCACAACATCACCCTCGCGTCGCTGGTCTCGCACACCCGGGCCGTCCCGATGATCCCGTCGAGCTGCTCGACATCGAGGTGGGCGAGGAACTCGCGGACCTGGACCCGGGCGTCGGCGGTGGTCTTGCACCGCTGGGCGAGGAAGGATATCTCCACGGCGTAGTCGGTCACGGGCCAACCCTAGTCACGGGCGTAGGCCCAGAAGGCGAATGCGACGACGAGCAGCGCCCAGCCGAAGGCCAGGGCCAGCAACAGCTCGTGCATGTAACCCACTGTAACCCAGAGCTAGGAGAAGAACAAGAGCCCCGCACAACGGGTTGTCAAATCTAGTGGATCACCACCACGCCGATCACCACCAAGATGATGAACAGCACGACGACCCAGACCCAGCCGGGCATCAGGGCTGGGGGTTCTGGCGGTTGCCCCGGCCCCAGGCCCCGTCGGCATAGCCCCAGCCCCCGAAGATGAGGTTGGCGTAATAGGCCAAGACGGAGGCCGCCACCCAGACGTACCAGTTCGACCCCAGGCACAGGCCCGAGGTACCCGCGGCGGCGATGAGGGCGAAGACGATCAGGACGATGGCCGCGACCAGGAACAGCGGCACCCGCATTACGCGACCGTGATCGTGCCGGTGGTGGCCTGGGCGGCCGGCGCGGCCGGCGCGGTGAAGGCGAAGGGGATGGGCTGGACGAACTCGGTCACGCTGTCGGTGTCGAGGAGGGGGGTGACGCCCGACACGTTGGCCAGCGTCCCGCCGAAGTTGGTCACCGAGCCGTCGTCGACGACGGTCACCGGCGCGGTGAAGTTGGTGTTCCCATCGGCGTCGGTCCCCTCTGTCGCCGAGCCGACACTCGAAGTGCCCTCGGCGGAGAAGGTGAAGACGAGGCCCGAGCCGTCGCCCGGGAGCGTGCCGTTGGTGGGGGTGAAGCTAAAGGTTGCGGTTGCCATGTCTGCTCCTATGGATATCGTGCCGCTGGTGGCTTGAAGAACGGGTGGGAGAAGCTCTGCCGCTATCTGCTCGAGCAACTCTACAACCTCGCGCAGCAAACGGTTGGTCTCTGCTTGCTGGCGGTGCAGGTTGCCCCACGACATTGGCAAAGAGTACTCCAAGACATGCTACGACGAGGCCCCGGGTCATCACTCCGGGGCCTTTCTCGTCGTAGTCCACTTCACCCAGGTCGACGGGCAGTTGCACTCTAACACGATTGGGTGTAAGAGTGAAGCGCCGTCACGGCTTCATCACTGACGACAGGTCGACGGATCGGGATGTAGTGCCCGAAGCGCCACACGAACGGCGGAGACGCCAAATAGCTCCTATGGAGATGAGCTCCCACTTGCGGCAAGATGCAGGCCCCCTTACCTCAGTCCACGCACGAAGTTGTGCGCCTGTGGATAACCCGGGCTGAGGGGCTCGGTAAGGCTGTCTACGCATCAAGGGTGAGAGTGCCCGGGTCGGGGGGGGGGGGGGGGGGGCCGCGGCGGGC